CTTTTGCACCGCTGTTTTTGACATCCTGAAAAATTTTTCCTGCAAGTCCACGATTGAACTGCGAAATAGAAATAGTATTTTGAATTGCTGCAATAATGTTCATACGCTACACCTCCATCTATAGTATACGACATTTTTGCAGAAAAGTCAATAGATTTATTGATAAATATACTGATTGTTTTTTCAGAAAAGTGAGGTGAAACCACAGTGGCAAACAGAATCAAGGGCATCACAGTTGAAATCGGAGGAGATACCACTAAGCTGTCCAAAGCATTAGAGGATGTAAACAAGAACATCAAAAACACCCAGTCACAGCTAAAAGACGTAGAAAAACTCCTGAAACTTGACCCGAAGAATACAGAACTGCTCTCACAGAAACAGAAACTTCTTGCCGACAGCATTTCTGCAACAAAAGAAAAGCTTGCAACGCTGAAAACTGCCGCAGAACAGGCAAACACTGCTCTTGCAAATGGCGACATCACACAACAACAGTATGATGCTTTGCAGCGTGAAATCGTCGAAACAGAAAATGAATTGAAACGTCTGGAAACAGAGGCGAAAAATGCAGGTTCTGCCCTGCAAAAAATCGGCGATGCAGGAGAAGTTCTTCAGAATGTCGGCGGTAAAATATCCGGTGCAGGTGAAAAACTTCTGCCCATCACCGCAGGCGTTACCGCCCTTGGAACTGCTGCTGTGAAAACTGCCTCCGACTTTGATTCTGCAATGTCAAAGGTTGCCGCTGTTTCCGGTGCAACGGGTGACGATTTACAGGCTTTGCGTGATAAAGCACGTGAAATGGGCAGTAAGACGAAGTTTTCTGCAAGTGAAGCAGCCGAAGCCATGAACTATATGGCGATGGCGGGCTGGAAAACAAACGATATGCTGTCTGGCATTGACGGCATTATGAATCTTGCGGCGGCATCCGGTGAGGACTTAGCCACGACCTCTGATATTGTTACAGATGCATTGACTGCTTTCGGCTTAACAGCTGCTGACAGCGGACATTTTGCTGATGTGTTAGCGGCGGCATCAAGTAATGCAAATACCAACGTTTCCATGCTTGGGGAATCCTTCAAATACTGTGCTCCGATTGCCGGTGCTTTGGGGTTCTCCTGTGAAGATACCGCTGAGGCACTGGGTTTAATGGCGAACGCAGGTATCAAGTCCACACAATCCGGTACTTCCATGCGTTCCATTATGACTGCATTATCGGGAGACGTAAAATTCTGCTCTGCCGCCTTTGGAGAAATGGAGATTGCAACTTCCAATTCAGACGGTTCAATGCGAAGCCTTTCTGATATTTTAGCAGACTGCAGGGTTGCATTTGACCAGATGTCAGAATCTGAAAAAGCAAGTGCCGCAGAAACTCTTGTGGGCAAAAATGCCATGTCGGGCTTTCTTGCTCTGATGAATGCTGCACCTGCGGATATTGATAAATTATCAGGTGCAATTGCAAACTGTGATGGCACTTCACTTTCGATGGCAGAAACCATGCAGGATAATCTTGCAGGACAGCTTACCATTTTGAAGTCCCAGCTGGAAGAACTGGCGATCTCTTTCGGCGAAATTCTGATGCCTGTTATCCGTGACATCATCACCAAAATACAAGGATTTGTGGACAAGCTAAATGCACTTGACCCGGCAACAAAACAGACCATTATCAAAGTTGGATTGATGGCTGCGGCTTTAGGTCCGCTTTTGATTGTGGTGGGCAAAACAATTTCTTCTATCGGAAGCATGATGACATTCATTTCAAAAATTCCGACAATGATTGCAGGTGCTAAGACTGCATTTTCAACGCTTGGTGCGACGATCGGCGGTATTTCTGCTCCTGTGGTGGCTGTCGTTGCGATTATTGCAACGCTGGTTGCTGCCTTTGTGCATTTGTGGAACACCAATGAGGACTTCAAAAACAGCATTTTTTCCATCTGGGAACAGATAAAGTCTACCTTTGAACGTCTGACATCAGGCATTGTTGACCGAATTAATGCACTCGGATTTGATTTTCAGAATTTCGGTGAATTGCTGAAAGCGATGTGGAATGGATTATGCAGTGTGCTTGCTCCTGTGTTTGAGGGCGCTTTTCAGCATATTTCAAATATTTTCACTTTTGTGACGGATACCATTTTAAGCGTTCTTGATGTATTCATCGGCTTATTTTCGGGAAACTGGGAACAGTGCTGGAGCGGCATCAAGGGCATTTTTACAGGTATCTGGGACTTTGTAGTCAACCAGTTCAGCAATATTCTGAACACGCTGAGAGGTGTGGCAGACGTATTTCTCGGTTGGTTTGGAACATCATGGAATGAAGTCTGGACGAGTATAAAAGACTTCTTTGTTGGAATCTGGGACAGCATCTGTTCCGCTTTTCAGGCTGTCGCTGACTTTTTCACAAATATCTGGAACGCAACATCAACGTTCTTCACGACGATAGCGGCTGCAATCTATACCACAGCGGTCACAATTTTCACTTCTGTATATGACTTCTTCGCAGGAATCCTGACCAGTATTCACGACTTTTTTGCCAACATTTTTAATGCAATATGGACGGTTGTTTCAACTGTCTGCACCACCATTTATGACACGATTTCAAGCATATGGAATGCGATTTACAGCTTTATTTCGCCTCTTTTAGAGGCATTTAAATATCTGTTTGAAACCATTTTTCAGGCAATTCACATCATTATCAGCAACGTAATGAATTGGATCTCGGAAAAGATACAGACCGTATGGAATTCAATTGTTGCATTTCTCACCCCTTTGCTTGATGGTATTAAAATGTTTTTTGAAACGATATGGAATGCTATTTATACAGCAATTTCAACGACATTAAGCACCATTTCAAACATCATTACATCGGTTTGGAACGCAATTTCAGGTTCCATTTCAAGCGTGATGAACACCATAAGCTCTGTCATTTCAAGTGTATGGAATGCGATCAGCGGTGCTGTTTCAAGCGTGGTAAATGCTATCCGAAGCACCGTATCTTCCGTCTGGAACAGCATTTCTTCTACCATTTCATCAGTGATGAATACCATTCATTCTACGGTAACAAGCATCTGGAATAACGTGAAATCTTCTGTTGCAAGTGTCATCAGCGGCATTTACACCACGATTAAGGGCGGATTTGACAATGCGGTGAACTATGTCAAAGGGCTTGCATCGGATGCGTGGAACTGGGGACGGGATATTGTTTCCAACATTATTGACGGCTTGCGAAGTATGATTGGCAGTCTTGCCGACAGCGTTTCCGGAATTGCTGATACGATTCGCAGTTACCTGCACTTTTCCGTTCCTGACGTAGGTCCGCTGACGGATTTTGAAAGCTGGATGCCGGACTTTATGAATGGCTTGGCAGACGGTATCAACAAGAGCAAAAAGGTCGTAGCAAAGGCGGTTTCCGGTGTTGCGGATACCATGAAACTTTCGCTCAATTCTGAGCAGAACTACAATCTTGATGGTATGACGGGTGCGATGATGAACGGCACTCCTGAAAATTCTGTAGTCAACAATTACTACCAAAACGACAACAGCCGCACAGTGAATCAGACCAACAATAGCCCGAAATCACTGTCACGGCTGGAAATTTATCGGCAGACGAAGAATGTGGTGGAGATGTAAAAAGGAGCGATTTTGTGGTCAATACTTTATTATTGCAAATTAGGGGGAGTTTATGATAGTTTCAATATTCCTCCTCATCATAATTATATGACTCTATTTCACAAGAAAATTTAATATTTTTCTTGCGGAAAATATCATCCAAATAGTTTATTTCTTCTTCATCTATAAAGCTGTTCTGTTCCAACATTTCACTGACTACAATTTTCTCATTCTCTAATGTCTTTATTTCTAATGTTCTGTATGTTAGGTTTTGTTTTAATTCGTGAAATAATTTTGCTTCACATATCGTTTCTGTTTCTATTGCGGTAATTCTTTCATTGTATAATGTAACCAAAAAGTTTTTTGTCAGATATATACAGTACGCATTTAACCAGATGGCATCTTTTTGATTGCATTCTTCATCGATGAGTTTTGCCTTGGGATTTCTGTATTTTCCAAGTGCATACGCATTTTTATATATAAGTAGAAGGCTAATCAGACTTGTGATCCCTCCTAAAATCAGGTTCACAATATAGCCTTCTTTCAGAATGCTTCCATAAGTTAATTCCGTTACACGAATTTGAATATATTCATTTCCTATATACTGCTTAACATCTTCTTTAACTTTATCATCAATGATTACTTTAGTCATGCCCTCCAGTCTTGCTTTTCCATTTTGTTCAACCTCATGTTTCAGAACTTCGAACTGTTCGCTTTGCATTCCTGAAATATATGTATTCGTTTCTGTTGTTACAAGATAATAGGATTCGTATTTATCTTCTGAAATTTTTTGAGGAATCCGTATTATTTCAATATAAGCAGTTTTATTCGCATGATTGGACTTTTCCTGCAAAACATTTTCCAACGGCTGCACACTGTCCAGCTGCATTTTCGTTTTCATAAATCCAAAACCTAAAAGGAATGTTCCGAACATTAAGCAAACTATACCTATATAAAGCACAATCAGATATATTCTATATGCGGCTTTCAAATGACTGTTTGTATATTTCATAGGTGTATGTATCTCCTTTGTAAACTGAAATTTGTTACTGAGTCTTTTGGAAATGCTTATATGCTAATGCACCAATAGGAAGAAAATATACACACCAACATAATAGTGCAATAGCACCTCCGTTTCCAGTTTTTCCGCTTTCCATGCTTGTGAATACACCTGTCATCGGCATAATAAAACATCCAATAAAAAAAACGCCATGTAGTATCATCAAATATTTCAGCCACTTGTCAGCTTTCGAACTTGGATTGATAGAAAGACCAATAAATAATGTGGAAAGTGCCATCATTCCGTAACCAAGCAAATCATAATTGAATAACAGACCACCACGTTGAAAATCTAATATTCGAACGGCTTGCTCATTCAAACCGCCCAATTGAACGCTCGTTGTCTGGGCATAATATACTAATAGAACCATCACCGCATAGATAACGGCAATAACAACACCGACACTGGCAGAAACTTTTCGTTCTTCGCAGCTTTCATATTGAAACCCTACTGCCATCATAATGTATCCCAGAGGTAAAAACATACACACGAGATATGAGACAAATGGTAAATCAGCAATCAGACATATAGCAAAAAGAAATACAGTAATTGTTACGACTACTGCTCCAATTTTGGGAATTATTTTGTTCATAATCTTTCCTCCACAACTTTCAAT